GATGTCGTACTTGGCAATGATTTCGCGGAGAGTCATGGTTGGAAATAGCGTGAGCAATAGGAGGAGGAGGGGCAGGCTTGATTGTAGTGGTCAAGCCCAGTTTCGTGCATATTATGCACTTTGGCGGGCACAGAGCCAATCCAAAATTCTTGGCTCATGCGATCATGGTCATTTAAGAAGGCTGGATCCAGCTTCAGCAAGTGAGAAGCATTGGCCCACCAGTAATTGCCAGACGAATGCTCCACGGGGAATGAACGCCAGTTTACTCCCACCACGTCATGGTCGTCAAGCAGCAAGCAAGCCCGCCGCCAGTCCATCAAGATGAAATGCTGCATCATCATCCGCCAATCGTCTTGGTTCTTGGTGGGATGCGAAATGCCTTTGCTATGGAAGTAAAGGATTTGGGAATCAGGAAAGGATTCGGCATAGTGCCGTGCCATCAAAAGAGAAGGCTTCTCAGAAAAACCATCCTCTCGATACACTTGCTTGTATGGTCCCTTTGGCAATGGGGAAGAACCATTCACTGAAACGATCACTTCTGCATTATCAAAAAGCCCACTAAGCATCAGCAAGCCCATTTGCTCGCTAAAGATTTGCTCCCAGTGGTGCGCTTGATAAAGGTGGTAGATGACGAAGAGTTGTTTCATTGCACTATTGGCAGAAGGGAAACAATTTGACCATTCCAATCTTGAGCCAGTGATTTTGCAATGTGATGCCTAAAGTTGTGGGCAAGGATGATGACAGTGTCGTACTCTGGCAGCACGCTCCTATCCACCACTTGAAAGCCAGTGCCTGGGATGAAGAGGCCTTGCTTTTCTGGAGTGTCGTCAATGACCACCATTTCATTAACAGTGTGAATGTTAAAATTGAGTGCGTTGAGAAACACGCAGCCTTTGGCCGCTGCACCAAAGAAGCACGTTTTTCCCCATTCACCACTTGTCGATTTATGAATGAATTCATCGCCAGTGCTATTGAGGGCAGCACCAAAGATGGATGGCGCTTTGGCTACGGCTTCTTTTTCAAACTTCGTATAGCGAGACAGATCAAAAGCAGGAGCGCTAGGTTCTTTGTTTGTCATCCATAGACGCATGGTGCCGCCATGGATGTCCATGGGAAGCGCATGGATGACCTTGAGCCCGTATTGCTTAAACAATTCTTCCAATGGGGAAAGCAGCCAGTAGTAATAGTGCTCGTGGTAAAATTGATCAAACTGGCCAGTGAGAATGGTTTCCAAAGCATAAGGAAACTCAAGGATCCACACACCATCTAGATGCTTTTGGATGCCACGCAAGAAGGCATGAATGTCCTTGGTGTGCTGAAAGACATTGGTGGAGACAATGATGTCAGCTTTTGGCACATCAACATCTTCACTCCAATAAGCATTAATAAATTTAATACCAGCCTCCTCATTGCTTCCTTGGACGCTTTCACTTGCATCTACATTGACCAAGCGTAACTTCTCGGCAGATTGCCCTTGAAAAGTTTTTAGCAAAGTGCCATCATTCCCGCCAATGTCAATGATGGTATCGTGCTTCAAGTGCTTAAAGCTTCGATACATGGCAGCGCAATGGTCAATGTATGGCTGGCTTGTACCGCTGCGATAGAGGTAGTGCTGATAGAGCTTGGCTGGCTCCACTTCATAGTCCAAGTGGATGGTGAGATCATCCTCGACTACTGCCCGCAAAGGGAAACGCTCAGCATGATAAGCCTCGCCGCTGGTGCGACAGAGGTTGTTTGCCAATGGCTGCATGCCAAGATCTAGAAGCGTTTGTGCCATTAGCCAATGAAGCCCATCGGGGCGCGACTGATGGGCATGCTACCAAAGAATTTCTCCTTATACAACATGAGGCCAGACAGCAAGCGCTCACTCAAGAAAGCCATGGCTCGTTGGTCATAGCCCTGCAGCGTCATGATGGGCTCCTTAAACTCCTCCCAGATGGGCCACAAGCAGTCAAAGAGCCTGTTCATCACGCGCTCATAAGACTGTCTAGGACCATAGAGCATCGGGCCGCCCTGGAAGACGTTCTGGTTCCATACGGCAGCCATCTCCTCTGCCGAGAATGGAAGCTTGCCAGCTTCTGCCATCGCCATTGTCATTTCAATGCCAGGAAAGGAATGCCCTCCTCTGAATTGCGTGGCAAGAGAGCAATTGAAGGCGCAAGGTTCAGAAGTGTATAGCACGCGCTCATCAGCACGAGCAATTGCATCCTCGTCCCAAAACCTTCTGTATTGACAATTGCCAATCAATTGTGCATTGCTGTTGAGCATCAGCCAATACACTGCCGTTAGTTCACCCCACCATGGATTGAGCATTGAAATGCTATGGCCTTCATCATCAAGAAGATGACCTTGGATTTCATGGAAGGTGCGCTGTTCCATTGTGAGCTTACAAGCATTGGCAATGACCACTTGCATGTTGGTCTGTGAAGCAAATTTCAATGGCATGTCGTGCATGCACACTGCATACATTTGCAGGTCAGACGGTTGCATAAACGCTCCTGGCGTGCCATAGCTCGTTGTAGTTGTTCACTCCCTTGGCGCCAACGCCCGTAAGGTCGCCGCCTCCAGAAGGCTTGCTCCATGCCATGATTGTGCCATCGGGCAGCACAAAGGCACGGTTCTTCTGCTCGTGCGTAGGCGTCAGTTCTAGGTAGTCTCCGAAGATGTGATTGGCATTGCCGTCGTTAGCAGCAAGTGCAGCACCAAGAAGCGTAGGACCAGTGGGGCACAATGGAGTGATGCCGTAGTATTGTTCGTGACAATTCTTCACGATCATTTCAATGGCAGTGACAAGCGCCGTGTTGTCTGGCTTGGAATAGAGCACAGTGGTGGCACATGCCCAAGAAGTGTAGCTGAATCGCTGGATGTCTCGGAAAGCCAAGAATTCAATGCGATCACCAATGCCCACGGGATTGACTGCCCTCACGGCAATGTCAAAGTACCAACCACCAAGTTTGTTCAGAAGGCAGAATCGCCCAAGATCAGCCTTATAAGAATAGGGGCGCAGAGAATCGTAAGCCCACAGTACGTCAAGATCATAGTTGTCAGCAATAAACTGACGGAGCGATTCCTTGTTGTAAATGGTATGCTCTTCGTCGGGAAAAGCTGCATGTACTGTGCTAGTAGCATGCCGCAGGAATGGAGAGAGTTCTTGATTCTCAGCATCAGAAAGAAAGATTTGCGAAACTGGCATCAGTCAATCCTCACAGTAGGAGCAAAGCCTTTATCTGCGTTGTCTTTCTTGATAGAAAGTGTGCGTTCAACAATGTCAAGCATTTTTTTGCCAACATAAGGCCAGGTAAATTCTTCCTGGTGTATGCGCTCCCAACACCATGCACCAGCCTCTGCCAGCCATTCTGGATTGTCGTAATACTCCGTAAGAATACGAGCCATTTCACTGGGTGATGGCTGTCCACGATCTAGTCCATAATTGCGATCTACTTCCCAGCTTTCAATGGGAATACGAGGTACATCATCAAAGATTTCTTTCAAGCTTGTGTGGTCAGGTACTAATTGTGCCACGCCAGTAGCAGCGTGTTCAGTGTTAACCAAGCCCCATCCTTCTCCAATGCAAGTATTAACGCCAATGTCCACTGCATTGTACACTTTGTTCAATTGTTCAATGGGAAGACAGTTGTCAGTGGAGAATGAAGGGCTAGTCAAAATAAGCTTGCCAGTGGCATCATATCCGGCGTCACGAGCCACTCGTTTAAACAATGGAACCAAGTCCCATCCCATGTCTTTCTTGCCCATGTGCAGCCACAATCGAGCATCAGGCTTGTCCTTTGCGAATTCAATGAAACCTTTAATGGTCAGGTCAATGCGCTTGCGTGGCTGATTGCGATTGCCATTAAACACTACAAACACATCCTGTGGCACTCCTAGCTCTTCCCGACATGCTTTCTTGTTCATGGGAAAGAACTTGGTGAAGTCAGTACCATGACCAACCACGTCAATATGCTTGGTGTAGCCAGCAATCTTTAGTTCTTTTGCGCCAAATTCCGTGTAGGTGGCAAGTCCATCCCATTCCGCTGTTGCTGGAATTGTTTCTGGGTAGATGCCATAGGAGTCGATTGGTGTATAACAGAAAAACTTAAAGCCCAAGGCTTCCTTCAAGTCTTTGATTTGCTCCCAAAGGTTGATTGCAATCCAGAAATCATTGGTCACCCAGATCAAGTCGGGCTTTTCCTTCTGGACGATTTCGGCAATGCGATGGGAGCCGAATGGATCGGTGCCGTGTGTCATTGCTGGATACACCCTATATTTCCTTGCCTCGTCATGAGGGTCGGCATGGTAATTCGTTGCCATCACCACAACTTCGTAGTGTTCAGCCAGTGCAGGAAGCAGGTTTTCGGCCACTCGGCCAAAGCCCGTTTCTACAAACGCATCACCGCAGTACAGTATTTTTGCCATGGAAAGTCGGAATCTTTCCGATGATAGCGGCAATTTCAGACTTGTACCACTGGAGCCTGCTGCCGTAAGTAGCGTACTGAACACCGACACCTTGCCCTACAAGCGCAACGCTGTCCAGGTAGAGGCAGGCTTCCAAGGGGAACAATGCCACGAGCAGAGTAGTCCAAGCAATCTTGACAGTGCTGCGCCTGGCTGTCCAGGATGCGCTGCATCAAAGAGTAGCCCTGTCGCTGCTGTCTGATGGCAGTGCCTTCCCACCAAGAAGAGCGTACGCTTTCTGCGTACAGTCCTACTCTCGCAAGGGCCATAGGAGCAGACATGCCATCGGCCAACAAGGTGGAAGCAAACTTCTGCAGATAGGCATATTCCCCCCGCAATTTCTGTCCAATGCGACCATAGTCTGCTTGGGAGAGAGCAGCCTTGCCGCCAGCTCCAACCATTGTTGCTTGAATGTGGGCTGGTTTCAGAGCTTCACGAACACTGCCTTGCCACTGATTGACTGTTATGGAACCATCAATGAGGCGCGTTGTGAAGTCCTTGAGCTGTGCGCTCAGTTTGTTCACCCTTCCGTCTATCAATGCTTCAATGGCCTTCTGACTTAAGAAGCGACCATTCTCCCCGCGATAACGCCCGCTGATTGGATCGTAAGACCATTCGGCATCAAAGCGAGTTTCAATGGAAAGGATGGTTTCAGCAAAAGATGAAACATCAGGAAGGCTCAACATCTTGGGCCTCCAGCAGATCCTTAAACTTCTCAGGCGCTTGGTCTTTCCATTGGTTCAATGCAGCATCAATGTCTTTTTGGGAAACAAAGGCTGCTTCTTCATCATCACCAAGGATGAAGCCAGACGTTTTAAGGGGCTCCATGGCATCTTGCTTTTGGAAGTATTCAGCCTGCTGCTTCTTTCCCTTGAATGCCTTTTCCATTGAACCATGCTTGCGCTTATACAGTTCCTTGTACTTCTGGGTGACGTAGGCACCAGCAACGGCACTAGGCCACACTTTGAATTTATTCTTTGCCACGGCAATGGCTTGTTGATGAAGGTCTTTGTCCGTAAAATCAATGTCGCCACGAACTTCCTCTAGATCACGAGGGAGGAACAGGCCTGCACTGTCTTGCACTTCACGGCTTCCGTCCATAGGCAAGGTGCCATTCTCTTCGTTTAATGGATCGCGCCCGCCAGGAGGCACGGCCATTTTGTTCTGCCCTTGACTCTGCCCTCCACTCTGCCCTTGCATGGGCAGCTCGCGAGGAAGCGATGGATCGAGAGTGAGTTCCATTGACCACTCACTGCCTCCATAGCGAGCATCTGCTACTTCCTGCGGATGCAGAACGCCAAGTTGGATGTAGCGGCCATCCACGGCGGCCACACGCGCTCTCACGTCGGCCTTCTCCCGTTCGTTCAGTTCATACAGATCATTGAAATGGATGCGCCATGATTCAGGCAGCCTGCCATTTGTCGGGCCAGTCTTGCTAAGCAGGATGTATTCAATGAGTTGCTTAAGCGGGCGCTTGAAAGTGGCAGTCTGATAATCAGCAAGAGTTTTAGCAAAGTCGCGCTCTTCGCTGCGGCCAGTAGAACCAAGGCCGCCGGGACTTTCGCCAAACAATAAAGTGTGGGGAATCTTAGAGGCACCAATAATGTCAATGCGAAGCTTCTCTAGGATTTCTCCAATGCCATTAAAATTACGACTAATGAATTCAAGCTCTTCTTTCTCTGCATCAATTGCATAGCCACGATAGATGCTCTTGCTCATGTCGTTAACGACAAGCCTATCCTTTACTTGGCTTTCCTTGCCTGCACCAAGCATTGCAGCAAGTCCGCGAATCTTATGTACAAAGATGTCAAATTCAGTGAGCAGCGTAGCAGCAGAATTCAAGCCAGTCCAATAATGACGGAAGCTATCATAAACCACTTGCAAATTGCTCATTCCCCATCCATAATTGCGCTGTCTAATGCGATAAGGGAGCCAGTCACCATCTAGGCGCAATATCCTATCTTTGTGAATATAGGTGAGGTTGGGCTGGTTAATAAGGTCGCCAGCAATAATTTGATAGTGAGTGGCCTTTGAATAGTCGTAGATGTTCTCTTCAGTGATGACTGGTGCA